ACTTCAAAGGGTGGTTATGCAGACTATGGTACTAGTAATTGGGCACGTCGTGAGCGTCCATTAACTGACGCAGAAATGAAGGCCATCAATGATCATGGCTTGTTCAACCTGAGCGACTTCCTACCCAAGAAGCCAACTGATGTAGAACTTAAGGTTCTTAAGGAAATGTTCGAGGCATCAGTAGACGGTGAAGCATATGATGCTGATCGCTGGAGCCAATATTTCCGTCCAGCAGGCGTTAGTGCTAAGACTGGTGATCCACAGGCATCTACTGCCGCAACACGCACTTCTGCTCCTGTAGAAGACTTTGATGACGAACCCGCTCCTGCACCAAAGGCAGCTCCTGCACCAAAGGCAGAAGCACCTGCAACTTCTGGTGGAGCAAAGGACATCCTACAGATGATCCGAGCAAGTCAAAACAACGGATAATAGCTTTAAAGGGGCGGCGCAGTGTCGCCCCTTTCTGACTTTCAATAGGAGATTACAGTGGCAGTAAAGGCATTCGATCCTACTAAATTTAGGACACAATTAACAAAATCAATTACAGGCATGAGTGCTGGTTTTAATGACCCAACTGATTGGGTTTCAACCGGTAACTATGCCCTTAACTATCTTATTAGCGGTGACTTTAAGAAGGGTGTACCTCTTGGTAAAGTTTCCGTTTTTGCAGGCGAGTCTGGTTCTGGTAAGAGTTATATCTGTTCTGGAAACATTGTTCGCAATGCACAAGAGCAAGGTATCTTTGTTGTACTAATTGATACAGAAAATGCTCTTGACGAATCATGGTTACATGCCCTAGATGTTGAGACTAGTGAAGACAAGCTACTCAAACTCAACATGGCCATGATTGACGATGTGGGTAAGACCATTTCAGTATTCATGAAAGACTACAGAGAAATGGACGAAAAGGATCGCCCAAAGGTTCTATTCGTTATTGACTCACTAGGCATGTTAATGACACCAACTGAAGTTAATCAGTTTGAAGCTGGTGACATGAAGGGCGATATGGGTCGTAAGGCCAAGGCTCTTAAGGCGCTGGTTACTAACTGTGTAAACATGTTTGGTAGCCACAACGTTGGTATGGTTGTAACCAACCACACATACGCTTCGCAAGACATGTTTGATCCTGATGACAAGATTTCAGGTGGTGCAGGCTTTATCTATGCTTCAAGCATTGTTGTTGCTATGAAGAAGCTCAAACTCAAGGAAGACGAAGACGGTAATAAGACCACTGAAGTAAATGGTATTCGTGCAGCCTGTAAGGTTATGAAGACACGTTACGCAAAGCCATTTGAAGGTGTTCAAGTTAAGATTCCATATGAAACAGGAATGGATCCTTATAGCGGTCTATTTGACATGTTTGAGAAGTGGGGCATTCTTGAGAAGAGCGGTAACCGTTACAAGTACATTGATTCGAACGGAAAAGAAACACTCGAGTATCGTAAGAACTGGAGTGGCGAATTACTCGAAATAGTCATGGCGGATTTTCCAACTAAAAAGAATAGTTTGGTAAATACCCCTGACACTACTGTAGTGTCAACTGACTATAACGAGGAGCTCGAACACGATGTTGAATGAGAGTCAAATTGCTGATATCTGGATAATGTTTAAGGAATATATCGACAAGAAGCAGTTGGATATCGTAGCAGAAAAGTATGTTGATCTACTTGCAGATTATGGCGTAAGTGATGACGTTCTTGAAGAAGTTATTGGTACTGACAACGAGCTTGACGATGCTATTAACTATTATCTAGAAAATGATTATGACGATGGTTACGACGAGGACAACGACGACGAGGACTATTAATGGGATGGTATAGCAAAATATCGAGAGATATTTCTGAAATTCCTAATGCTATTCAACACTTCGAGGACGAGCTAGAAATGGCTCGTTCCGAAGTTAAGCTGTCTGGAAATATTGAACGTGCAGCCGCTAGCATGCCGGGTCTTGTAGAGCATCGCTTTAATCAACTTCAAGAAATTGAAGCAATACTTGAGTATCTAAATATAGAACTGCGTCGACTGCGCAGTTCTTTTTTCAAAAAATATCTTGAAAATTACCAACGTGCCCTAAGCAGTCGCGATGTTGAAAAATACGTTGATGGAGAAGCGGACGTTGTTGATTATGAAAAGATCATTAATGAATTTGCCCTAATGCGCAATAAATGGTTAGGAGTCCTCAAAGCTCTTGATCAGAAGCAGTGGCAAATTACTAACATTGTTAAACTCCGTGTAGCAGGCATGGAAGATGCTAGTTTATAGGAAATTAAATGCCATTCAGCAGCCGTGTAGGTAAATTAGAAACACTAAAATGGTTTCAAGATAACGAACCTAGCATAACAAGAATTTTAGACATTGGTGTGGGTTCAGGCACCTATGCCAAATTATTAAAAAATAACAATGTATGTGTGAATACTGAAATTATAGGTATTGAGGCATGGAAACCATACATTGAACAGTTTGCATTAGACTCACTGTACACAAAAATTATAAATCAAGATGTAAGGGCTATAGCCTGGAAGGATCTTGGAAACTTTGATGTTGCTATTGCAGGTGATGTGTTAGAACATGTTACCAAAGAAGAAGCTATAGATATTGTTGAACAGGTTTTAGATTTTTCTAAAACACTTATTATCAGCATTCCAGTAGTTCATATGCCGCAAGATGCATACGAAGGCAACCCTTTTGAAATCCATGTCAAACCAGATTGGTCACATGAAGAAGTTTTAGCTACTTGGCCAAACTATATCAAAAACTCTTATAGAAAGAGTCGTAAAGCACCTGTTGCAGTATATTGGCTATCGAGATGAAAAGTTTTGATGAAGTCTTTAACACCAGCAAGGATCTTGCATCTACATTAAATTTGGAATTAGAAATATTTCCAAACTTTAGAAACAACCCCGGACCTTATCAGTTCCTAACTGCTACACACACGCAGTATTGGAATCCCGATGAAGAGGCGTTAGATATAGCGAACTCAGTTGATTCTAATCTAGCATCAACATATCGTAAAAAAGAAAAACCAGCAACAGGATACTCATCATCAGAGTTATATGTTCCTCTAGATGCTATTGACTCTAGACATATAATGATGAGTACAATAATATTTTCTACCCTAGGCAAGAAGTTTAACAACATTGTAGAACTTGGAGCAGGGTTTGGAAACTGGGTTAGGCTGAATGAAGGCATTGTAGACTTTGAAAAATGGTCTATGGTAGATCTAGGATTTGTTTCTGATTTACAAAAATGGTATACAACTAAAACGGTTAATAACCAGCACAAGTTAGAATTTGTAAAAGCAGACACAGCTGAACTATCTAGTTTTGCAGAAAGAAATACTTCTATTGATCTTGTTATAGGCGCACATAGTCTAAGTGAATTTTCTTTAGAAATATTTGAAATGTACTTCAACAAGATTATTTTGAATTCAAAATATCTGTTTTATGCAACACACAAATCACAGCCTAGCAAAGGCTTGATACGAGCAAAGATACAAATGATTGAAGAACACTTTGAAGCAATCAAAGAACTACCATCTCAGGGCGGAAAGGTTTTAAATATCCTATACAAGAGGAAAATATGAAATCCGTAACCCTAGTCGTAACATCATGTGGACGAACAGATCTATTAGAAAGAACAATCGAATCTTTCTTTAAGGTAAACACTTACCCTATTAAAAAAGTTATTATAACAGAAGACAGCGGTATTCTGCAGGACTTCTCTAAGGTCAAACAACTAGTTCCGTGCGAATTAGAAATTATAGAAAATAAAACCAACATTGGTCAGATTGCTAGTATCGATCTAGCATATTCAAAGGTTGATACAGATTACATTTTTCATTGTGAAGAAGACTGGGAATTCTTTAATAGCGGCTTTATAGAAAAGAGTTTTGAAATACTAGACACTAATCCTAAGATTTTTACAGTATGGTTAAGAGGTCATAACGACACAAAAAATCATGCCATAATGAAAGAAGAAAGATTTGAATTAGATAATGACTATTACTATCTAATGAATCAGTATCATAAAAAAGTTTGGTGTGGATTTACATTTAATCCTGGCCTGCGAAGAACTAGCGACTGCATGATTTTTCATCCATATAATAATCTTGAAGTTAAAATTGTTAAGAACGGATTAACTATTATGGGTGAAATGGACATGAGCATCTATTATCAAGAGCTTGGATATCGTGGTGCAATAACTAGTAAAGAAGAAGGCTATGTTAGACACATAGGCGGAAAAAGACACATACCATTACCTTGGCAATTATGAAATCATTTGTTATTAGATTAAAAGGTGTAGATGATAGTGAAAGACTAGCAGACGATTGTGTTGCTAGTGGTTCAGCTCACGGATTGTCTATTGCTAAGTTCGACGGTGTTTATGGTTTAGACGCTATCAATGAAACAATGGATCGTCTAGATGTTAAACCATTTTCTCGAAAGATGAAAAAGGACAGGCTAGGCGTCAAGGGCTGTTTTTTATCTCACTATTCTTTATGGCTTAAATCTGTAGAACTCGATGAGTCTATTGTAATATTTGAACACGACGGAATGATGTTGCGTTCACTACCTACAAACATAGAAAATTTGTTTGACGAATTTCTAATTCTTGATCCTTATAATAAGTTTACGGGAAACTACGGAGAGCAACATTCTCAAGAAACCGGTAGTGAATTTAAAGTAGTTGAATACAGCAGTCCAGAATCTAGAAAGAAATACGGCATCTCTGCAGAGTATGCAATGGGACTTCAAGCATACATTATCAAACCCAAGGCTGCACTAAAACTAATCAACAGTATTAAAGAAACAGGTTTCTATCCTGCAGACATGCAGTGTAACAAGAGCATAGTCAATCTACAAACAGTACATCCTAGCATTGCTTCTGTTAATAAGTTATTTTATAAAAATGCTGCCTTGATGAATGAATTAAGCACAACGCAAAAGAAATGGATTTAAAATTTTATAGAGATAATATTAGATATGCGTTCTACTCTGATACAGAATTAGAGTGGGCAAAATTTATTCTCTATGGTGATTTTACTGAACAGTGGTGCAAAGATAATCAAGACAACTACTATGCAACTGGAGGTTACTTTCCTCCCAATTTTAAAAAAATAGGCGATAAACTTAATGCCATTAAGTATCTCAACATACACGAAGCAAGAAATTTAAAAGTTCTTGATCTAGGCTGTGGTGCCGGACATTTCGTAGCTCTGTGTAATGTCTTTGGTCATACTGCTAGCGGAACTGAAATTAAACCTGTTTTACAAACAAAGATTTCTGAAATACATCAGCACTATAATTTAAATGTATTTGAGCTTGAAATAACAAAGCAGACTGCGTTTACATTACCTGATACCTATGATCTTATAACAGGACTAAGAACTACATTTAATTCGGGCGATGAAAATACATTTTATTACACAACTAAAGATTGGTTAGATTTAAAAGAAAATCTATTCGAATTCCTAAACCCCGGCGGGCGTGTTTTCTTAAAAACTAATCTTAAATTCTTAAAAAATAGCATTACAATACCACAGCACGAAATGCTGTCTGCTTTCGGTGATCCTATTGTAGGATTCAACACTTTTACCTATCTTCTAGAAAAGCAATAGGGATAAAGTGCGTACATAAATATATGCATGAAAATTGTTCTAGTTACCGGCGGCTTTGATCCAATACATTCTGGACACATATCTTATCTTAATCATGCTGATCACTTAGGTGATCATGTTGTAGTAGGGCTAAACTCAGACGAGTGGCTCACACGCAAAAAGGGTCGTCCTTTTATGACCTGGAAAGAACGAATGATCGTTCTAGATAATCTTCACATGGTAGGAGATGTTATTGCGTTTGACGACAGTGACGGCACAGCTATAGACGCTATTCGTAAAGTTAAAGAAAAATTCCCCGATGACGAAATTATCTTTGCTAATGGCGGAGACAGAACTAAAGACAACATACCAGAGATGGTATTTGATGATATAGAATTTGTATTTGGTGTTGGTGGTGAAAACAAAGCAAATTCTAGTTCGTGGATTTTAGAAGAATGGAAAAATCCTAAAACAATTAGACCATGGGGTTGGTATCGCGTACTAGATGACAAACCAGGATATAAAATTAAAGAATTAGTAATTGAGCCTGGAAAAAGTTTATCAATGCAACGTCATTTCAAACGAGCAGAACATTGGTATGTATTAAAAGGTACTTGCAGTATTGAAACAGAATATCACGGATCAGTAGGTGTAGTTTCGATTCATGCAAATAGTGATTATGACATTGGTGTAGAAGTATGGCATCGAGGTTATAATAAAGGTAGTGAACCTTGCCATATACTAGAAGTACAGCACGGCAGCATCTGCATAGAAGAAGATATAGAGAGAAGAAACTAATGAAAGTATATGTTGGTTATGATCCTAGAGAAGATATTGCATATCAAGTGTGCAAGCATAGTATAATCTCTAGGAACGAGAATGCAGAAGTTGTTCCGTTAATACAAAAAGATTTAAGAAACCTAGGCTGGTATTCAAGACCCGTTGATGCACTTGCTAGCACAGAATTTACTTTTACTAGATTCTTAATACCAGAACTTATGAAGCATAATGGTTGGGCTTTGTTCTGCGACTGTGATATAATATTTTTAGATGACGTAAAACATCTCTTTGATCAAGCAGATGAAAAGTATGCAGTGATGTGCGTTAAACACGACTACACACCTGTAGAAGGAATTAAGATGGATGGACAGAAACAGACTATCTATCCAAGAAAAAATTGGAGTAGTGTTGTGTTATGGAACTGTGGTCACCCTTCTAACAAAAGAGTAAACAAGCAGATGGTAAATGATCTTGATCTAACTGGCGCATACTTTCATAGATTCAGTTGGCTTAATGACAACGAAATTGGCGAACTAAAACCAGAATGGAATTGGTTAGTAGGATGGCATCAAGAGCCTAAAGATGGACGTCCTAAAGCAATACACTATACAGAAGGCGGGCCATGGTTTGAAAACTACAGAAATTGTGAGTATTCAAAAGAATGGAAAAAAGAACTAATGGATATGATGAATGGGTAAAGTAGCAGCTATAGATTCCACAGGAGGAATAAACTACGCAAAGAAGGGTCACGAATATGATCCATTCCTGGCAGCGTTTATTGCAGGCATTCCGGATGCAGTTGCATCTGATTGGGACAAAGAGAAAGATACTAACAACACCCTTGTTATTAGGGGTCTCGGTGGGGGCAGTCAAAAAGCTATCAAACACTGCTGGAAAACTGGTAGAGAATTCTTTGCTATTGATACTGGTTACTTAGGTAATGGAAAGCATAAGAT